AAGGTCGATTTCGTCAAGGAGCAATATAGCTCCTCGTTCGAGGGCTTCAATGACTGGGCCATTGTGCCATACTGTGGCACCATTAACAAGACGGAAGCCACCAATGAGGTCATCTTCATCAGTTTCAATAGTAATGTTTACACGAACAACTTCTCTCTTTAGTTGAGCACAGGCTTGTTCTACACCAAATGTCTTACCATTACCAGATAGTCCAGTAATAAAGGTAGGATAGAATAGTTTAGATTGAATAATCTTTTTGATGTCTGGAAAGTTTCCAAACTTTACAAAGTTGGGGTCAACATCAGGAATTAGATTCTGTGTAAACTTAGCTGGTTCTGCAGCAGCTTTGTTGAAAGTTTCTTCCAACTTCTGAGCAACTGTTAGATTCCATTTACCAATCGCCTTTTTGTAAGGTTTTAGATATTTGGTGACAGTTTGGTATCCCACATCATTCTGAGCACAGTATGCTTTGATGTGTGCAGCGGTAATTTTTGTACCGTATAGATCTCTTAGAGAATTGATTAGAGATTCGGGATTCACTTTAGCTTCAAAGGGCATTGTTCATTCTGTAGTTATGTATTAATTATACTGGTTTATGCTACCACATGCAACCAGTGTTGTGACACTAATATAATTGTCACGCTATGTACTCCATAAATTCACCTAATACTTTCTTGTTCATTTTCTTTGCAGACAATGATTTCTTGAAAGCGGCTTTGATCTGTGACTTAGTAGCGTCCACTTTGACCTCAAAAGAATCATCAGAGTTTAAAGCGGATGATGATAGTCCAAAGTAAGCATGGTATCCAACATCAACAAGTTTGAGAGACTTGTTCTTTTTCCACCCTGCTTGAATGTGTTGTACCTTATCAAAATCCCAATCCATGTACTTTCTGATAAATGAGTTGGCGTCTCTACCATCCATGACTCTGATACCTATAAAATTGACATCTGGAAATCTACCCCTGAGTTGTTCTAGAAGTGCTGATGTCAATTCATGATAATCACTTTTACATGAATAAGTTTTTCCAACTTTTCTATCTCTAATGAAAACTTTACCATTCATAGTTGATCTAGTTCCCATGTAATCATCATAACTATCATGCTTAGATTTGAACCACTTGCTGTATTGTAGTGGGTGTGCTTCTCCATCTGTAAGAGTGATGCACTGAACCTTTTGAACACCTGTAGATTTTTGAAACTCAGGAATAATTTGATTTAAAGAAACTAATGCTTCATTCAAAGGTGTTCCTGATAAAGTCAATCTTCTAGGAGTTTGGTAGTAAGTAGTGTCATTCCAGTTTCTATAACACATCATTGAAGATGCAAGTCTCCAAATGTTTATCATTTGAAGTTCTATGTCTCCTTTCTTAACATCGCTACTCATGAACTCAACCATAGCAAACTGAGGATCGATCTTGATTCTACCATCAACATACTCATGGTGGTCTGGTAATTGTGGTCTTTTGTATGTGTAATCCACATCACTCCAAACTGAATCTGAATTCCACTCATTTGTAAAAGCAAATACTTTGAAAGGAATCTGAACTTTTTTACAGAACCAAATTAAGTTGAATAATTGTTTTACAGTATCTTTCAAAACTGTAGCCATGGAACCAGACCAATCAAGAACAAATATAAGACCGTGATTCTTACCATCAGGTAGAGTAGTAATCTTTTTGAATAGATCTTCGTTGTACTTGTATGAGTGAAGCTTTGTGCAATCAAGAACACCTGTTTTTGATACTGTAGCACGAGCATATGCGTCTGCTGACTTACGGCACTCAAACTCTTTTACAAGATAGTTGACTTCTTTTTGTGCAGATCTTCTGAATAATCTGTACTCGCTGTCAACCTTCTCATAGATATCGAATGATTTAGTCTCAGAGTTTTCATCAAAATGTTTTTGTGAATTAGAGTAATGTTCATTTAGATATTCATGCACTTCAGAATTACGAGCAACCACAGTTTTCATGTTTAGATCAGGTATTTCAACATACTCAGGTTCGCGATGTGGGTTCTCTGTTTTTTTGTTTAGATTCTCTAGATTGTCCTGTAAAGTTTTGTCTGTCACAGCTTCCATGTTACCATGAACACCACCTACAGTATTAGATTCAGAGAGTCTTTCTAGTTCCTCAATAACCTCTTCATCTGTCATGTCCATGACATCAGGCTGACCTTCACCTTCACTATCTGATGATTTGTCTGTTAACTCACCGTTTTGTGGCTCTTTCATGAGACTACCCTTTTCACCATCTTCATCAAATGACATCTCACCTAGACTTTCTTTTTGTTTCTCTTGTTCTTTTAGGAAAATAGTAAGGTCATTTGCCAACTCAAGAACATCTTGGAAAGTCTTTGTCTTGAATGCTCTTTCTACAAATTGTTGTTCATCAGAGTCAAAAGAAATATCTGTAAAGTTACCAATCTTGTAGTGAATATTGATTCTGTCAGCAAGATTGATGTCGTCTTCATCAAGTTCTTCTAGTCCAAAGAAATCTTGATCAGCAAGTTGGGAGTAACCAGTATAGAATGTCTTAGTCAAGCCAGGATATTTCTGTTTCATAAACTTCTCAATTCTGACATCTTCAAAGACATTGACAAAAGAATGAGGAACGTCTGGATATTCGATTGTCCAGTTGTCAGCGGGTGTATATAATGCGTGACCAACCTCATGTCCTACGAGAAGGTCATATACGGTTGTAGAAGCCTTCTCCCACATTGGAAGGGTCAATACTCTACGTTCTACATCAAAGGACGCTGTAGAGACGTTACGGTTCTCTATGATAAGATCTTCTGTTGCAAGTAGTTTTGCGAGTTGACCTTTGACTTCGTAATTAACTTCTGTAAGCATTTGTTTTCTTGTCGTATATACACATGATAATCGATCATGTGCCAATTTCAAGCGACAGTGTGCCAGTTTGTCAACTGTCTACCCCGACCATGCTACCGCCGTATCTAATGCCTTCTTCGCTGTATTCTGTAATTTTATAACTTTACTCTCATATGTTATTGCAAATCCAAACAAATCTCCTTCGGGATCATTTGGCATACCTACAGGTTGCACTAAAAATATCCCTGCATGGGCAATGGTTCTCCATTCCATGTCAATGAATCCCAAATCTCTCAGAGCACACTCAAGTTTAAGTGAATGGCACCCATCTAGTAATAACATACACGGTATCCGTAGTATACTATTATGTAGAATATCTAACTTTTGTGAATCCGTTCATTTTTTCAAAGGTAATTAAATTATCCAACCTATCAGTGAGTTCATCTACCTTATGAGAAATCATAAACACATAAGCATCCTTAATGACATACTTGATAATCTTAGTAAACTCGTCAGTGCCGTTACTATCGAGTGAACTGTCAAATATTTCGTCAAGGATTAGGATGTTTGTGCTAGATGAGTTCTTCATCTTAGCAATATCTCTCCAAGTAAACAGAATAGCAAGATCAATTCGCATTTTCTCACCCTCAGAGAATGATTCGTAACTGAATTTCTCATGTATAGGTGATTTGATCTTCTCATTGAACTGTTCATCTAAGGTAAAGTTGATATAGAAGTCCATCATTTGAAGATACTTATTGATCTTCTGATTCATGACAGGCAAATACCTTCTTATGATCTTTGCTTTGACTCCAGAGTCTTTCATCATGGAGTTTGCAAATTCTAAGTAGTCTATATTTTCAGAATGATTTGATTTATCGTTCTCTACAGTTGTTAACTCACCTTTGAGTGCCTTGAGAGTGGCTCTCTCAGTATTTCTGTTTGCAATTTGTTCGGTAATTTCTTGAATTTCTGATTCATAATCTCGTATCTGTCGTTGATACTGAGAAATTTTAAAATTGTTTGTTGAAATGTCATTAGTGAGTGTGGTGATTTTTTTCGAGGTGTCTAAGAACTCTTTATCTTTTTTTTGTTCTTCGTTAATAGACTTGGTAAGGTCTTTGTAAGCAGAGTTAATCTCCTTGACCTTACCCTCGATGTCTTCAATTTTATTTAAGCGAAACTCTTCTTCTATTTTCTGTCCACATGTAGGGCATGATACGTTATCTGTAAAAAACCTATGATCGGATGTGACATTCTGTATCCTTTGTTCCAGTTTGATTTTAATTGTGTTCATTCTCTTAAGAGAAGAACGAGCAGATGATACTTTTTCGAGTTGAGGTTGGTATTTTGTCTTGATTAAATTGTCATACTTCTTATTATCTCCCATCAAGGTGGACTCATCATTGAATAGTCCATCTAACTTTATTTTAGTCTCTTGTATTCTCTTTTTTCCACTCTTATCGAGATCAGCAATGAAACTCTTTTGCATCTCAATCTTCTCTGAGATCATATCCTTCTTGATTGTCAGTTCTCTGATCTCTGTATTGGTCTTACTAATTTTATCTCTCAGTATTTTAGCCATACCTGAGAAGATTTTAATATCCAATACGTCCTCAACGATTGCCCTACGGTCTGTATTACCTAGTTGCATGAAAGGAACAAAGGTTGCAGACCCTAAGATAGTTGTCTGAGTAAAAGATTTATAGTTAAGTCTAAGTATACTATTTTCTAAGTGTGCCTGTTGATCTAATTGATTGGCAAACTGATCTTGTAATTTGCCATCTATGTAAATCTGGAACAAAGTAGGTTTCATACCTCTTACAACGGTATAAATCTTACCCTGTATCTCAAATTCTATCTGTACTTCACACTCTTTCTCGTTTACAGTATTAATTAACTGTGCTTTCTTAATTTTACGGAAAGGTTTATTATATAATACGAAAGTTAGTGCATCTAAAATAGTAGATTTACCCGCTCCATTAGCACCTACTATTAAATTTGTCGGGGATTTTTGAAAACTTACAATTATAAACTGATTACCAGTTGATAGAAAATTACGCCACCGTATCGTTTTGAATATTATCATAATTTAAAGGTGGAATAACTATATCATCTTCTGAGATAATAACATATTTGTATTTGTGTTTCTGACATGTATCTACAGCCAGTTTATCATCTATTTGAACAACTGTCAAGGGGATTTCTTCATTTGCTTCTAACAAGCCTGCGTATCTTGTAGCATCATCTTCATGTTCAAAAAGATACAAAGCCTTATGACCATCATCATTTGTGACGGCATAGGCTCCTTCTCCCTCTCTTCCATGAAGTGATAAGATGTACATTACTCTGCTTCGCAAGCTTCTAGGTATACTTCTTTAAGAAGTGTTTTAACTCTTTCTTTTTCTAGGTCAAAGTCGGAGTCTTGTATATATTTATTAAGAAGGGTCAATGTATCCTCGATTCTTTCACTATCAAGATCCACTTCTGTATCATTAATTGCAGTATTCTCTACAACCTTAAGATCAATGATACCAGCCTTCATCAGTTTGTCTAAAAATTTATCATACTGTAGTTGACTTTTCCTAGATCTGATGAATAGTTTGACTATTTTATCTTTGTATAGATGTGCTTTGAATAATTCTGCTGGAGTATCTTCATAATATATCTTCTCAAA